GTTGCCTTACACATGAATGTGAGAGTATTTGCAATAGTTAGATTTAGACCAACATCCGCTGGAAATTGAAGTGTAACTTCAAATAGTGATGGCCGTGCTCCACCACCACTTAGGGTTTGTTTAAATCTGGTAATATCAAATGCCATGTGTTTCTCCTTTTGGTAAGACTTGGTTATTTATATTGATTATCCCACTTTTCCAACAATTTCTGAGAATTCAACGCCTGTTCTAACGGCGATGAAGTTCAGTTGAATTGTGTTGATTGAACGTGCTGGTTTAATATAAATGTCACCCACAAAACTATTACCATCGATTACATCAGGTGTGTTGTTAGACTCATCACACACTACACGATAGTCATAAATTCCACGTCTAGCTTTCACTGAACGCAAGAACGGCTCAACAAGGCTCTTAAATTGCTCTCGTGTGAAACCATCATTGAACTCAAATAGAGTAAATCGTGCTGCTGTAGCAATAGACTTCTCTAATACAATAAACAATCGACGAACATTCAATCGATCAAATGCACTTGGCTTCGATAGCAAAGTTTTGTCACCAAACAAAACTGTTCCCTGACCAGGTGTTGTGATAACTGGATTAATACCATTTACATACAACTCATCACGCTCAAACTTGGAAGGACTCCAAGAAAGTTTAATTACGTTTTTGATAACTCCACGATTGTATCCTGCTGGTGACCACCAAGGATCGTTTGTGTCATCAGTTCTAGCACACAATCCTGCGATGTCACCATTCAATGGAACCCATCGGAATGTGTCGTTGTATCGGTCATATTGATACTTCCAGCCACTGTCAAGAAATGCATATGATGTATTAAGCTGAAGTGCGCTTCTAAAAGTTTTAATATCTTCAACTTCATTGTTTCTGTTTGAAACACAGCTTTCTTGAGTTGGCGAAATAAAAGCAACACAATCTTTTCTAACTTCACAGATGTTATTAACAATATATTGTGCTACTGATACTGTGGCTTCTCCAGCCAAGATAAAAGACACATCAACTGAATCTGAATCTTTGAAAAGATCATATCCATTAATACGATCATCATCAAGAGTATCTGCTGCGGTAGGATTATCATCCACACCACCAGTCAGTGTGTGGTTGTGTGGTGCGGAATCAGCTCCACTATCTGCAAAATCTGTTCCAGCTCCAGCCTCACCCCAATCTCCCGAAATGTGAGATGCAAATCTAACATACTGAGATGTGTTGTTTAATACGGTAACATAATAGTTGGATGAATTGTCCTCTTTCTTAGCATCAGATGCCTTAGAAAGACCAACAAACCTTTCAAGAATTGTTCCTGCTGCACCACTAAAAATTCCAGTAGTATCAACAACAACAACGTGAAGCTCATCATTTGAACCACCCAAACTAGCAACATGAGTTGATGTTCCAGGAGCTACACCACACAAATCTGCAAACTCCCATTTAATTTGAAGTGCGCTTGTGCTAATATCTTTATCAAGAGGCTTATCGAGAGTAACTTTATCATCACCCCCATCACCCACGGCAGTAACAACACGTTGCTGGCCAGTAACTGGATCACGAAGAATACTTCCAACAGCAATTTTGGTTGTAATATCATCGTCTGCGTCTAAAACATTCTGGCCTCGAAGCCCAACAAAAGTTTCAGTCAGAGTCTTTTTAAATGCATCTGGACCTGAACAAATTGAAACTCGAAGTGCGTTTCCTAATGCTCCAGGGTGTTTAGCAATAATTCTACGACCAGCCAATGCTGCTGTTTCTTTCTTTGATTCGTAATCGGCTTCGTTCTTTACTAGAACTGCTGAACCAGAAGCAACGGCATTTCTTGCTGCATCTCCAACAACTCGAACGAGCTTGAGGCGAATTCCATATGCCAAAAAGTTAGCTGCGGTAAAAAATGACGTTGCAGTGGCGTCATCTGGCTTACCAAATCTGCGAACCAACTGATCTTCTGTGCTAACAAGGGCAATTTCCTCTACAGGACCCCACTTAAAAAATCCCGCAAATCCGCCGATGGATACGGATACTGCTGGAATTACAGTTGTTAGATCCTTTTCTGTAACCAATACTCCAGGTGAAACTTGAAATGCCATCTTTATCTCCTTGTCTTCTTAAAGTCGAAACTTATCACTAACTACACTACGAGTGGTTTTGATATAGTCAAGCGTGTTGCATGAATTATTTATACAAATGACTTTTTCATATCAATTACTAGAAATCCTCAAAATAATCGTCACCCTCGTCATCGTCCACTGTATGCCACAGTGTTCCTGAGTTGTCGATAAATGTGCTCTTGGAAGAGCCGTCATTTATGAATCCAAACGGTAATATCTGATCTTCTATGTTTTTTATCTTTTCTTCATACACTCGCCGTCTAGCGTCTGTGTCTGTTATCTCTTTAAATAGTGTTTGAGATGTCAACCAAGAGAATAAAACCAAAGTCATTACTAGGTCATCATGACAGCCAGGCTCTGCTGCATAGCTTGAGTGTGTTGCCACAAACGAGGTAAGCTCAGAAATAACATCAAAATCTTGGATAAACAGCTTGTCGTTTTCTATAAGAGCTTTTAAGTTTGAGCACCCAATAGTTTTAATTTGGTTTGTGGTTTTTACACCCAGTTTAGAGTTTTTCTTAAAACCTGCTGATAGCTTTTGACCACCTCTTCCCATGTTTGTTGTTGAGAATATGTTTTCATATTCCAAATCTTCGTGTAATACTTGTGCCACTTGAGAACCAATATTGTTTGTCTCAATCAATACATGAGCGTTGTTGTACTTGCAGGCAACGTTATAGATCACGTTTGGAAACAACATAGGCTCAATTTTGCTATTGTAGTATTTTGCCACAACTTTATATGGTAGTTGTGTACAATCAATAACAGTAAACGCTGAATTATCCAAATTTTGACCTTCCGCTGTGTCCGCTGAAAGAACGTATATTCCCTCGTTTTTTGGTTGTTCGTATATGTGTAAGTCTCCTATCCGCTCAATAGGTGAGGTCCATGCCATCATGCCCAATTTAGATGAACTAACCAATGTACCCGCTGAGCCAAGAAAGTCGCAGTTGTGGCTTAAAATTCCATTTGTATAATATACATTTTTGTGTGTGTTGAGTGCATCATAGAGCCATATATCTTTGTGTATGTGTCTTTTGTGTTTTAAAAACACTCCACCAGTTTCGCTGTATATTTCACTTCTTTTGTTTAAATTTTTTGCAAAAACTATTCCATTAAATGTCATAAAAGGATGATTTGGTGAGCAATCAATAGTTTTTCCATTAGTAAACGTGCACCTATAATACGATGAGTATTTTATTTTGCGAATACCAGAATACTTTTGCAATCCGCTAGGTGTTTTAATTAAACTCATCGCAATACCTTTTTATTGAGAATGTTCACAAGCATATTCTCTGATATACCATATTTACCACACACATCTTTCGCAAACTGTCTTTCTATGGAAAGTGTTTTTCCATTTTTTGAAACTTTGATCGTGTATTTTGTTTTTGTGTGATAGAATTCCTCACGAATTTGTGTATAAGTGTCTTTTGATAGCTTTTGACTAAACACTCTACCTTTTCTTACCTTTGACCAATTATCTCGTGTTTCCTTTGTATGTTTTTGTCCTTTAAATGGGACACCAGACATTTTAACTCTGCGTTTTGCTGATTGTGACATTTTCTCACGAGATTTTTTTGAAAATTTATAGTTCAGTGTTGTGAATGATGATGCAAGATGATTACCTTTACCATCCACAGATTCGTTTAATCCAGAATAATATGTGTCATATTGTTTAATGTAATATGACTCTTTCATATCAATATACTCTTTAGATGTTGAGTATTCTAAAACTTCAAAATTAAATTTGTGATTCTTAAACCTCTCAGAGTTTTTGTGTTGAGATATTCTATTTTTAAGTCTGTCTTTGATTGTGGTACCAATGTATAATTTTCCATCATCTCGTGTAATCTTATATACAAGATATATTCTTTCCGCTGAGTTAAAAACATTTTCTATTGTTTGTGTGCCATTTTCTGTAGATATTGTAGTATTTCCAGATACACAACCAAATTCTTGATTAAACTTTTCTTCACCCAACTGTTTAATTTGATCTGCTGCCCACGCTTCATCCCGCCCTGGTACTACACTCCAATGGGCCTCAATAGGTTTGTAAAGGTTTCGCCCATTTACAGCATCTATCCAGTATTTGTAGAACAAGTTCATCCCGTTCGGCGTAGACACCATAATAACTTTTGTAGTTTTTCCTGAACTGATTGTGGGATATACAGAAGTAATAAACTCTTCTGCAATATTTTTGGGAACGAACGCAAACTCGTCAAGAAAGATTATGTTGTAAGTGCTACCTCGTGCTGCTGAGGATGCTGTAGCGTTTGCAATTACTTTTGAACCATTCTCAAGCTCGATAGAACCTTTGTTCCAAGATACTATACCCTGCTGCATCCATAGTGGAATGTGCTCATATGCTAGTTGTAGTTTTGCTAAAATGTCTCGTGCTGTACTTGCTTTGTTTGCAAGTATCGCTATGTTTTGCATTGGGCCAAACAATACTGTATGTAGAATGTATGCAATCGTAACTGTGGATTTACCCACCTGACGTGGCAGCTTTGCTATAGTAAAGCGATTGGTCATGTACGATTTAAGCAAGTCTTTTTGAAATGAGTACAGATCAAACGGAACAAGGCCTTTATCAACGTGAACAATCTTCATGTACTTTTCAATAAAGTATTCTGGATCACGCATACACTTAATACGCTCTTCTATCTGCTCTTTTGTAAAGATAAAAGATACGCCCATCCCCTTGAGGTTAGGGTTGTTTTTGTAGTTTCGTATGCCGTCAGGTGCTATTTGCTGTATTTCGTCAGTCATCACTCTTTTTGTTCATCTTTTTAATAATTTCATCAAGCTGTGCCGTATTGCCAACAAACAGGTTGTTATTGACAACTTCAGGTGACTTATTACCTTTGTTTTTAATAGCATCAATTTTAGCTCGTGAGGTGTGTATGCCTAGCAAGTCTTTTTGTGCGTTTGCTATTGTGTTGACAAGTAGCGCAACTACTTCATATGCTCTTGGATGCTGGCTTTGATCAGCAATTTGCACAAGGTTATTGAGTGCATCAATCGAACGCTCTGTTATAGTGTATAAGTTTGTTCGTATGTATTGATAGTCTGTTGATAAATCATTTTCTGTGTTTGGAGCTGCAACAAGCTCTTTTTTCTCAAACTGAACCGGTGGTATTGCTTCAGGTGGTTTTGGGTGTGTTGTTGTGTTTTGTGTTGTGGGTGCAACAAGTGATTTTAAATCTTCTTCAGTTGCGACAAAACTATTCTGTTCAACATCATACCTCTTTACTACATCTTTATTACTCATAATGCACCAATTTAGTCATCATTATTGATTATTACTGTTTTGCCCACTCCATCTATTACTGTATCTACATAGCCGTATTCTTCCACATATGTTACATTGTCAGGCGTTGGTTCGGTTGTTACTTGTGCAAGAGGCTCAAGCTGTGTTAAGTCACCGCCTAAATCTGTTGCTGCTGTAATGTCTGTGATTGCTCTAGTAATAACAGGCTTTTCAAAAATAGGTCCATAAAATATAATTTTTGCCTCAAACGTAAGTGTCCAAATAACATCACGCCTTACTGTCCAATCATCTTCGTAGTTGTCTTGTAAATTTAATGACGCAAGCACAATCGACACGTCATCTGAGTAATTCATTTTTGGTATGCTTTTAATTGAAACTGAGTATGCTGGTGTGAACCAAGGCAATATTTGTTCTATAATTTGATTTGAATCGTCAATAAATTTTGAAATAATAGAAAGCTCCATTGTTAGTTTATATGGAACTCCTTGATACTGTCGTATAACTGTGTCTGATTGATTTTCAACTGGCTGTATGTTTCTGCGTATGGTATTGAGCTTTCGATCTGAATCATAGTCAAGCTGCTTGATTTCAAAACTCATTCTTGGCAGCCGTATTGAGTAGTTTCTGCTCAAGTCTGGATCTTCTTGCTGTCGCACAATATAACGCTCAGCCGGACCGTATGCTAGTGGAACTTTAAGTCGCTCAACTTCTTTACCATCTTTATCTCGTTTAACAACATAAATGTTTGAAAAAAGAGAACCAAAGCTGGCAACAACTTTTCGTAGTGTATAGTGATAGAATGGAGAATTAAACATTAAAACTCCTCATCTTCAGAAAATGGATTGTTTTCAGTAAAGTCAATAACAACAAACTCTCGATTTTGTGCGCCAAAATCTTCACCAATTTGTATTGGTCCAAGAACAGGATCGTCAGTAACTAGTATGCCAGAAAATGCAGTTTTTGTTCCTTTAAGCACACCTTTTGTTGAACTAAACTGACCATACATATCTTTGATTGTGATTGTTTTTTCATCAGCATCAACTAAAATAACAGTGCCTTTTGCTGTGGCTGTTTCTAGTGTTGCACCCTGGTAAATTATCTCACCATTTTTAGGTTCTACTGTAATGTCTGAAGTCAGTGTAAGAATAATCTGTTGAGATGCTTCTTCACCAATTTCGTCAATAATATCAATTCCAGTGTTGATGTTTTCATCTTCAAATGCAGCCTGTTCGCACTGCAAATCATATGAGTAAAACTCACCAAGTTGAAAAAACACACTATCTTCTCGAACAAAACGAATTTCGTATAGTGCATCAGCAATACTGAGTGGTATGTAAATAAGGTCACCCTCTTTT